ATTCATTAACTTCAATGTGTAAAGAATCTTCTTCTTCACCGGGTAAAAACATAAATGTATGAAAATTTGCCTTATCAAATTTCTTTAAGTAGTCTAGCATTATAATCCTTAATATGTGATTTTCTTACCCTAACCATAATCCAGCTATTGTAATATTCATCACTCTCCATAACCTTGTGTGCAAATTGTTCTTTTGCTTCAAGATAACTACATTCACCTTTTGATTTACATAGATGTAGTATTTCTCTTTTGAATTTATCTTTTCCATAGAGCTCAACATCTTTTTGTAATTCTTCACTGCTACCATAATAAGTTGGCCAATCGCTAGCCACTTTATATTTTTTTCTTTTACCTTTTACTTGTTTTGTTTTGGAGAAATAGAAAAGTTTCTTACCAATGTATTTTCTATTTGTTTCTAGGTTTGTTATTATGTAAACAAACCCGTAACTATCTCCAATCAAATCTTCTACAAAGTCTGAGTCTTTATATAACCAGTTTATTCCCATTTTAAGTCATCTTCATCAATGTCATCATCCTCTATATATTCTTCGGATAATTCTTCGATGGGTTCACCACAAAATGGACAAAACTCTGGCATTTCTTGTGAGGTTAGTTCCTCATAAAACTCAACTTCATAAGTTGATTCACAACTTAGACATTCTCCTGATACTATCTTGTTTTTCATTTTTATCTCCCATTTTTGTTGTTAGTTTGCCCACACATCACCCCAATCTCCAGACAAAGCACCCTTTGCATAGTCGGTTGCTCTATTCTCAAAGAAGTTTGTATGCGTTGGTGCATTAATCATTTCTTCAACCCATGGTAGTGGGTTTTTCTTAACTTTAAAAATACCTTTCAAACTCAATGAAATCAATCTACGGTCAGCAATGTAACGAATATATTTCTTAACATCTTCCGCAGATAGACCTTCCATAGCACCCATGTTAAAAGCTAAATCAATAAACTTATCTTCAAGTTCAACCATCTTTTCTGCGATAGTGTAGATGCGAGATTTTAGTTCATCATTCCAGATTTCTGGATTCTCACCTATGTATGTTCTAAACAATTTAATCATATTCTCTGCGTGTTGCGTTTCATCGACAATAGACCAAGTAACAATCTGGCCCATGCCTTTCATTTTACCATGACGGGGAAAATTCAATAACATGATGAATGAGGAAAACAACTGCATACCTTCGGTGAATGCGGAGAATACAGCTATGTGTGTTGCAGTATTTTGTTTAGTTGTATTTTGTTTAGATATGTCGATTACATAATCATGTTTCTCACGCATTTCAGCATATTCAGAGAATTCATTATAGGTTGTTTCCGGTAGACCAAGTGTTTCAATTAAGTGTGAATAAGCAGCAACGTGTAGAGCTTCACGAGCAGCAAAGCCTAACAACATCATACGCATTTCAGGTTGTGGAAAATATGGCAAGTAGTTGTTTACATAACCACCAGCAACATCAATATCACCTTGTGTGAAAAATCTAAAAATGTGTGTTAGAAATTGTTTTTCTTCCGTTGATAGTTTTTTCTTCCAATCTTTAACATCTTCCATCATTGGAACTTCTGTATGCAACCAATGTGATTGTTCATGTTTCAACCATGCATCATATGCCCAGGCGTAGTTGAATGGTTTAAAGTATGTACGTTCTTGTGTAACGTCTTGGTTTGTTTTTTTAATCATTTTTTTCTTTCTTTAATTCCAATATTTTGAATGGTCTATTTTATTCCAGTATTCTTTATTATTTCTATTCCAAAAATTCTTGATTAGGTACCAGGCCATACCAAAGTATCCCATTTTTTGAAATCTTCTACTATCTTGTCCAACATAATGATTGACCAATTTAAACTTCTTTGTATCATATTTCTTCGACAGAAAGAAGTCTTCGCTTGTTCCATAATTTTCAGCAAAGCCACCGAATTCTTCAAACTTATCTCGGCGAGTTAACATAAATGCACCAACAGCAAAAGGAACTTTGTAACTCATAATGCGATTTACAAAGTTGAATAACATAAACCCAATCTGTGCTCTTATATCACTATCATAACACTTTGCGTACAATCCGATTAAATCTAGATTGTGGGATTCCATTTCATCAACTACGTCACGAATAGTATCGATATTAAAGAAACGAACATCCGCATCGATAAACAAGATGTACGGAGTAGTTACTAACTTGGCTCCATTGTTTTTAGCAATACTAACTGGACCACCATCAATAATCTCAACATTCAATCTTCCTTTGGTGGATTCAATAACTTTACGAGTATTGTCAGTAGAGCAATCTGCAATTATAATTCTTGTACTGCCTATCAGTTGATTGCGTAATTGTAATAATAACCACCCTATGTATTTTTCTTCATTCTTGCAAGGAATAACGATTGTTATTTTATTGCTCAACATCATCTGATCCTTTTGTCCAAGTGATTATTTCCCACTTACCATCATGATGTTCAACCAGTGCAGTACAACTTTCCACCCAATCACCATCGTTCATGTATACAATACCATTAATATCTTTAATTTCAGCTTTGTGGATGTGGCCACAAATTATGCCATCATATCCACGCTTCTTACAGTAGTTGGATAGATTATACTCAAACTTAAATATAAAGTCAACAGCTTTTTTAACACGTTGTTTTAAATACTGACTTAAACTCCAATAACCAAATCCAAACTTGTGTCTAAACCAATTGAATTTGGAATTTAGACTCAAAATCAAATCATATGCTCTATCACCCAAGAATGCTAACCAAGGAGCTAGTCTGGTAATTCCATCAAATAAATCTCCATGTACAACAAGATAATGTTTACCGTCAGCACCAATATGTTCTATTTGATTATGTATTTCAATTAGACCAAAACTGAATCCATAGGGAATCATAGGTCTTAAAAATTCATCATGGTTTCCAGCTACATAAATTACTTTTGTACCCCGCTTGGCATGGCCGAGAATTCTACGGACAACATTTGTATGGCTTTGTTTCCAACGCCACTTATTTTGTTGTATTCTCCATGCATCAATAATGTCACCCACAAGATAAAGAGTGTCGCAGGTATTATGTTTTAAAAAGTTATTCAATTTATCTGCTTGGCAATCTTTGGTTCCTAAGTGAACATCTGAAATGAATATACTTCTATATGTCTTTTGCATTTTTTAAATTTATGTTGTTAACCAAATTTCCAAATCGTTCTTAGTTTTCAAACCGGTCATTCTCTTAACTTCAATATTTTCATTCATCATTACAAGAGTCGGCACAGACCTAATACCAAACTCAACTGCAATATCGGAATATTTGTCAATATCAATTACCTCAATTAAGGTATCTCCTTTAACATCTTCCAAAATAGCAGCCAATGATTTACAAGGTCTGCACCACTCTGCGGTAAATCTTAAAATTCTTTTCATTTTATTTCTCCGTTAATTTATTAACAAATTCCAATAATAACTTATGGTGTCTGCCTTCATGCCAATATTGTTTTAATTTCTTGTTATCATACCACCATTCCAAAGAGTCTAAACAGGCACCCATAACACCAATTTTACCTTGTCTAATACACATTGGTTCTTTATTATAATATGTGCTTACTATTTCTGAATGACTAAGGTCTCCTACAAACGTACAGCCGTCACGGAAGAATATTTGTTCTTCTTCACCTTCCCACATACAATGTGCAGCAATGTTAAAACTTCTCATAATATCGGCGGTAGGCCTTTTGATATATTGTACAGGTTCTGCACCTTTTAAGATGTCAAAATAGTTTGGACCAGCCCAATAAGCACCAACACATATACCAAGATATGCGCCACCATTTTCAACAAATTTAGCTACTGCGTTTGCTCTTTTCCTAGGAAACATATGAAAATAATCATCTGCATCACCAACACCTCCAGGAAATGCCAACATATCAACACCCTCAAATGTTTCTTCTGTACATTGTTCTTTTTTAAAGATTTTAATATTAAAATGTGGTGACAGTGCTTCAATCACACCATCAACACAAGATAGTGATTCTTTATTTCGGTCATCTTGGAATAGAGCTATAGTTTTCATTTTATTAATCTCCGTCTTAAAATCATACCAACGAAAGTACCACAAAATGCACCTGCACCGGCGGGAATTAATAACCAATGGTCAACTGTATAATTTATAACTGCAACACAAGCAATAACGAAAACTATAGAAGCCCATATACTGGCATTAATTACTTTTTCTTCTTGTACCGATTTCAAATAGTAAGTATAAAATATGTCGGTAAAAAATACAGCAAAAAATGTCAGTATATACTCAAACATAATTAACCTTCACAAGCTATACAATCGTTACCTTGTGCAATTTGTGTCATGTCAATTTCTTTGATGACTTGTCTTTCAATTCTCTTTGAAACTTTATCAGCTTTGCCAATCTTCTCTGAACGGCAGTAGTACAATGTCTTCAATCCTTTTTTCCAGGCCATAAAGTGAATAGCATGGAGATACTTGATATTAACATCAGGTCTAAAGAATAGGTTCAATGACTGTGCTTGGTCGATATACACTTGTCTATCGGCAGCCAAGTCAATAACCCAGCGTTGGTCAATTTCCATAGATGTTTTGAATACCGCTTTTTGATTTTCATTTAAAATATTCAAATGTTGGACAGAACCATCATTAGCAATAATAGAAGACCACACTTCATTATATTCTTCTTCTGTTTGTGTCAATCCTTTGATTATTATATCAAGCCATCTGTTCTTATTCAAAAATGATCCAGATAAAGTGTCCTGACGGTAAGCGTTAGCACGATAAGGCTCGATGCTAGGGCTAGTGTTTCGCATAATGATAGACGAAGAAGCATTTGGAGCAATAGCCATAAGATGACTGAAACGCTTGCCAGTACCAAGAGCATCTGGAGCTTCACCACGCTCTTTTCCCAAAATGAGATTAGCTTCATCTAATCCCTCTCTTATTGACTTAAAGATTCTATTGTTTGCGACCTTGGCCATAACTCCTTCAAAAGCAATTCCGTTTCGTTGGAGGTAGGCATGAAAGCCCAAGGCGCCAACGCCAATAGAACGCTCACGCTCGGCAGAATACCTAGCACGTTGAACTGTATTAGGAGCATTATCAATGAAATACTGCAAAACATTATCCAGCATTTCTGCAACATCCCTGAGAAATAATGGTTCATCTTTCCATTCATCATAGTTCTCCAGATTTAATGAAGAAAGACAACAAACAGCTGTTCTTTCTTTATTTGTCGGTAAAATGATTTCTGAACAAAGATTAGATTGGTGTACTTTTAGGCCTTTGTCCTTCAACCACTGCGGAAGCATTCTATTGCTGGTATCGATGTAGTGAATATATGGTTCACCCGTGTGCATACGCAATTCAAGAATCTGTTGCCATAGGTGTTTAGCTGAAACAGTTTCACGAATTTCTTTACTGAATGGGTCTACTAAATTCCAAGAATCGTCAGCATTTGGATCCAACATACAGTCTTCAATCAACTGCATAAAGTCATCTGTTATATTTATCCCGTGGTGTAAGTTTAGGCATCTAACATTCGGATCGCCTGTAGGTTTACGCATTTCTAGAAAAGCTGTAATATCCGGATGAGAAATATCAAGATAAGCGGCATAACTACCACGACGAGTCCTACCTTGTCTATAAGCGAGAGATGATGCATCATAGATTTTAAGGTGAGGCATAACTCCAGTCGATTTATCATCCGCTGAGCGAATACCAAAACCGATTCCGACACCGCCGCCGAACATCGAGAGCCAATTTGTTTCAGATAGGTTATCAACTAGACCCTCCGCTGTATCATCGATAAAATTGAGGAAACACGATATTGGAAGTCCTTTTTTAGAACGACCATAAGATAGAATAGGAGTTGAATAAGATAACCAGTGTTTTGAGGAATAGTCGTACAATCGTTGAGCGTGAGCTGAGTCAGTTCCGAAGGCTGCGGAAACGAAGGCAAATCGTTGTTGTGGTGAAGTTTCATCATCTTTCATGTAAGACTCTTTAAGTCTTTTTATTCCTAATTCATCAAAAAGTTTATCTCTTTCTAAATCTATATTTATACCCAGGTATTCCATGTTTATTCCTTATTATTATTCAAAATACTTTTAATATCAGGAGGAGTCCAACCTTCAGGTTTTAGGACTTTTCCATCGTTTCTTTTTAATACTTTTCCAGTTTCATCGTCAATTTTCGCCAGGTTACTTCTTGCAACTTCATTCCAAACATCTTGTTGTGGAATTTTCAATGTATGTTCTAGTCCTTCAATGACCCATTTTAAATCAGCACAACCATCTGCAATGTCTACCATGTTTTGGCGAAAAAACGCATTCATCAATTCATCAAATTCTTCTCGAATTAAGGCAATATAAAGAGTTGCTTGTTTTCCAAATCCTGTTTCTTTTTGGTCACAGGCATCCATAAATCGTTTAACATCATCAGAACTATTCATTTGTATACTCCATAATCATTGGGAAAATTGGTTCAATTGCGGCCGCACATGCAAGAGCTATTTCTTGATGTTCTTTCTGTGTACCATTTGCGCTTCGGAGTTGTATATAGTGTACCCAAGACCTCAAGGTTCCGTTCATATACATACGAGATTTTGTCATACCTTCAGGTAGAACTGCGCGAGCTTGTTCTTTTGCAATACCGTTGTCGAGGGCCCATTTGTATGTTTTTTGCACTTGTTCTAAAAGTTTATTTTGTTGAATTTGCCACATATCATCCAGTGTGAAGTCTGTACTAGGCAAACTATTTTGCCGATTTTTGGTATCTTGCAATCTTGCTTCACGCAATTCAAAACCAAGTTGTGATGCATCAGCATATCGTTGAGAAAATTCTTGGAATGAAAATGAACGGTGTCGCAAAATCTGCCTTGCAATGTCACGGGTTGTTTCAATCTCCAGACATACGGAAACCATCTCCAACGGTGACCAGTGTTGGTTGTTAATCAAGTATCTGACCAACTTCTCAGCAGTCTCTGAGTTGTTTTGGTTTGCTGGATTAGACACACGGGCCGCATATGCAACCTGGTCCATCAAACTTTTACCATCCACTCCTTGAGAGTACGAAATCAAATTTACATTCATATTTTTTTCCAATTCACAAATTCCATTTTAGCTCTAAGATTCACAAAAGTGTGTTTCTCCATTATATCATGCAAATCTTCAATGTCAAATCCAGTTAATACCATATCATTAATGTCTTTGTCTGTTATGATTCCTGGCCAAACAACAACATTGAAATGATTATCAACGGCATGTTCCATCAATTTCACGATTTCTTTATTCCTAGGTTCATTGTCGAATACTAGTACAATTTTTGATTTGTCCAAGTATTCTGCGGCCGATTCTAGTGACGAACTGGCGACAGCTACAGAATTTTTAATAAACATTGAATCAATTGGTCCCTCAAAGACATAAATTGGTTTGTCTTCATCTACGCGGTTGATTCCAAACATGCGTGGAACATCGTCCATGAGTTTGATTGTGATGTAACGAATCTTCGACTCACCGAGAGCGCGGCCTTGAAATCCGGTCAGGTTCCCTTCTTTATCAAAGAAAGGAATGATTAGGCGTTTGTCACCTTCCATAATATCTTTTTCAACTCCAAAAGAATCCACAAAAGCCTTGAAGTCATCAGAATAATACAACTGCGAATACATGTTTTTTGGTATCATTCTACCTATAACATATTTCTTAGCGTAGTGTTCATCTGGCAATGATTCAATAGTTGGTAGATCCAATTTCTTGACAAATGCCGGTTTAACTTTTAATTCGGAGAACTCAGGTTCAGGTGAATTTGTGTTTGCGGAATTCTTATACCGTTCCATCTGATATTCATCAAGGAGATTAGGATCAACTTGTTTTAGAAAATTATAGAACGATGTAGATACACCACAATTGTGGCACATATAGAAGTAGTCATTCTTCTTACGATAGACATAACCACGGCATTTGCTTTTGTTTTTCTGTGAGTCTCCACAGAGAGGACACCGAAAGTTGTAGAGGTCATCCTTTTTCTTGGAAAACCTCTGCAATTTTGGTGATACTTGTAATAGGAAATTTCTGTCAATGAAGACGCTCATAATAAACCAGGAAGTTAAGTTACTTTATATTTCCTAGTAGTATATCAGGTCCTACATGAGAAAGCAACCATGTAACGACAATTATGCCACCAACAATCATCCACTTCCAATCCAGAAGTTGTTGGAGTTTTTCTTTTTCCTTGGTATTGTGGTCTTGCATTTCTTTGCGGAGACCTTTGATTTCACCCAATAGAGTTTTTTCAGTATCTTGAACTTTTTCTAAGACGGTATCAATACGTCCATGTATCTCTTTAATATCCATATCAGTCTCCACGCGCCTCTTATCAATATCGTCATAGACTTTAGATATATGGCGGTCATGCTGATCCACCAATTTTTCTATTACTTGGTCCATCTTGTTACAGAGTGTAGTGATTGTTGTGACTTGCGTCTTTAAAACACCAACATCCACTTGGACCTTCGTTAAATCGTCTGGTGTTGCCATTATTTTTTCTTTTTCTCTGGAACTTTAGTGCCATCCAATTTCTTATGGACTTTAATTTTTTTGCAAACACTTTTGATTTTTCCTTGAGTATTTTTTACTGTTCTGCAAACTTCTTTGGTTGCAGCTATTGTTGGTGTTACTGTTACAAGCAAGAAACATGCAAGGAATAATAAACTGACATAGTGTTTAATTTGTTTCATAGGACCTCAAAGCATTGGTTGACTAGATTCGGGAACTGGACTTTTACGACCAACAACTGTTGTTGGTGTTTGATTATTTATAATTGGTTGATTGTTAGGTGTTGGTGGTACAGGTGGAGCAACATAATTTGTTCCACTTATCTTCTCTTGTGTTCTGCCAAAAGCCGCAACACCTAATACACCACCCATAGCAAGATGAAACAAACCTGCACCTTGAAGTGTTAGTGGTTGCCATTGACTTGTAACTTGGCCATGACTAAATGCTTGCAATAGACTCCACAAAATTGGAAATATTACAAAGTCACAGGTACATACCAGCATGTACATCCATCCCATGGCTGGACGCCATTTAGAATTCATCCAATCTTCTTTTTTATGGGTGTGTCGTGACATTTCTCTTATCTTTTGCCAAACACTTTGTATTCAAGTAGGTCAAGTCGGCTGTCCAAATCTGCACGGGCCAAGGCTGAGTCTTCACGGATTTTTGCTCTGCCCAATGCTGATTCTTCTCTCATGGCAGCCATATCTTTGGTGCGTTCTAAAGTCATTGCTGCTCGAGCCAATGCCGCTTCTTCTTTGATCTTTTCCATCTCAATAGTGGTTCCTTGAGGTGGAATGGCCTTGTTCTCGGCACTCACTACCACATTGATTTTGCTTTGCAGCACAGTAAGGTCATGGCTGGCCGCGCTCAAGGCTGTCATGAGATACACTATGCATGAAAACATGATGGGTATGCCTGCAAAGGTTATCTTCTCAACCAGGCCGCCTTTGCTGGCAGCAGCCATCTGAGCATCCCGTAATTCTTTTACATCTTTAACTAGTGCTTCAATATCATGTTCTTGTGTTGACATTTTATGCTCCTAATACATGCAGTGCATGTTCGTAGTGTTTAATTCTATCTTCTAAACCAATGGTTCCTCCATTGATGCGTTTGGTCATTGTTAGGATATCGCCTGTATCGGCAAATTGATTTAGGTTGTTGCTTTCCCAGAACCAGCAGGCACTTTGTACAGCGCCTTCAAATGTGGCAAGATATTCAGGAACATCTTCTACTGCCATTTGTAAACTATCGGCAAAATTTTGATAATTTTGTTTACCTGTCAACTGAATTAGGCCTCGGCCGCAGTAACGATAACCGTCACCCGATTCTTCGGGACCATTACCCATTCTATTTGCGTATACACGATTTGCAATAGCTTCAGCTTTGCCTGCGAACTGTTCGGCCGCTGCATCAGTGAAATATTTTGGAAATACTTTGCGGAGAGTTACAGCTCTGTAGTTTAAGTTTTCTTTTAATGTAGTGAAACTACCAGACTCATGTGAACATTGAGCAATAAATGCTGCGATCCGATGTGGTGTATTAATCTCATAGTCAGGCAATAGTTGCTCTAATGCTTCATGCCATTGTTGAACATATTGATTGTTTGGAAGAAGTTGTTGTAGTTGTTCTAGTGTAATCATTGTAACTCCTCAAATATTTTCTTTTGTTTATTAAACCATTCAATCAATCCACTATTATTAGCAGAACAATCTTTGTATTGTTTGTAGTTTTCTGTTATTGTTTTTGAAATGTCACTTAGTTTTGATTCATCTGGTATTTTCTTCAACGGAGGACATTGTACATTCAGTTCTTCCGGAATAGAAGGAAAATTAACTGTTACAGGAACAGTTGTTGAACATCCCGTAACAAGAAACATTAATACGATAAAAATACAGAGGATGAATAATTTAATTAGGTTCATTCTGCGGCCTTATTCAAAGATTCGATAAATTCTTTAGGCATTTCACAAGGTCCGCCAGGTAGAAACTTGGTATCATATTTGACAACTTCTTTGTCTATGTACTTAATAACATCTGCACCTTTTTGTTTGATGATTTGTTTCTCATAAACAACCTTCTCAACAACTTTTACCGTTTCTATTGCAGATTTATTTTCAGCTACAACAACTTTAGCTTCTAATTCAGTGACACGTTCTTTCCATTTTTTGTTTTCAGAAATGCCACCAAACATGTATACGGAAAACAATAAAACACACACACAAACAACTTGTATGAGTGTCTTATGCATTGGTGCAAAAAATGATATGATTAACCCAAATAGACTCAGAAAGAATGGAACATAAAAAACCCAATCAGGTAAGAAATCCAATAACCACATAAACATAATTACATCCTCGGTGGAGCTCTAAGTCTCATTGGTTGAAGAACAACTTTCTTTTTCTTTTTAAGATTGACGCCAGGTTCACCACCTGGACCACCTGTACCGGCGATAGCACCGTTTCCAACTACATTAGTTGGACCAGCAGCAGCCATGCCGTCTTCTTTTATTTCAATTTCAGTTACAAATTGTTTGAAGGTTTGCATTAGCAATTCCATTTTCTCAGTGCTAAAGCTTTGCGTGAAGGTTCACCATTAGGTTTTTTCATTGCACCTTGCATACCGCCCATCCTAGCACAAAATGATTTACGGCGATTTGCTGCTTTAGAACCTGGTTTTAATTTTGATGGTTTTGTAGTTACTGCCATACTTAACTTCGAACCTGGATTTTCACGGCGATAAGATGCGATACCTTTTCTGTTCAAGCCACCCTTAGGATCTTTACCTTCGCTGCGTCTCCATGCAGCAGATTCGTATAGTTCTTCATCTGATACATCTGCAAGTTCTTCCCAAATGATTTCAGGATCAATATGGTGTACTTCTGAGATTTCCATGACCAGTTCTTCAATAATATCGAACATTGCTTCCACTTCTTCTGGAACACAATTAGGAACTGTTCGGCCACCCTTTTGTTTAGTACCAATTGGATGATAACCAGTCCAACATGGATTTGTGTTTCTTAGGGTTTTCTTTTCTTCTAGGAATTGTTTGAATGTTATCATATGTTTCTTAGTATGTCTGCTATTTTCATGTCTACTGATATTAAATCTGTATCTATGTGTTTACCTCTTATACCCTTTATTACCTTTGGCAATATATTTAAGAATAACAGAAATGTCTTTAGTGAATCGTAATCCTTCTCATCAATTCTAAAAAACAATATTCTGGAAGTTGCTTCAGGTCCGAATACATTATTTAAGAGAATAATATGATTGAGAATTAGTCTTTCTTTTATGTTTTTAGTTGCCTTATATCTACGAAATAACCTTTTTAGGTATTTTGTTCTTTTTAAGTCTCCCTCAAACTCAGACATTAAACAACTAGGTGATGTATAACATTTTACTGCATACATCACAAAGTTGTCTTCATTTAGGTCATCAAAATTCATTATAAAAAGATTACATTAGGTATTAGCGAATGCTCTACCCCATGAAGTGTTACCACCAGCAGTGTTTACGGATGAAGCATCAGTCAAACAAACCAGAGTTTCTCTAATGTAACGAACTTCACCAGTTAAACCATTTGTTTTCTTTCTAACGTGAACCCAACCTGTATTGACTGAACCGCCAATTTTATTATTAGCATTAGTAATTCTAGAATCTGTTGCAAGAACTGTATCTGCGTAATAAGTTGCAGAAACTTCACCTGTAGGTCTTACAATAGCTGCATCAAAACCAATCGTTGATCCTGCCGCAATGTTTCCTGTAACACCGGTTGTTAATACAACCAAATTTGCAGAAACAGAAGCAACAGTGTTATTCGAAACGAACATTCCAGGAGAACCATTTGAAGAAAGGTTTGCAACTGCTGAACCACCACCTAGAAGATTGACAAATTGACCAGCGGCAAGACCAACAGTGGAAACAGCTGCTGGAAGTGTAAATTTAATCGTTGTTGCGCCAGTAACTGTCAAATTGGATGTAACTAGTTGTGCAACAGTTCTAACTTGGCGTTGAACAGGCCACTCTGGATGTCCAAAGTTACCTGGTGTTTCTGGGGTATCGGTTTTATTCCATACGTTTGTCATTTTTTCTCCTTGGGTAGAAAGGTATTCTATCTATTTATTGTTCTTGTGGTTTCTGCTTGATTTTGTCCATACTCTTGTAGTCTGGCATCTTACTACGATTTTTTAACATGGGATCAATTTCAACGGTATCTCTTGGTTCACCAGTCAATGTTTTACCACCTTTTAGTATCAACTTTGCATCCGGTTTATCGTCACCTATGTTATTCACACCGTCTATTTTTTGTGTGGTTGGTTTTTTGCCATAAGGCTTTGCGGCCTTATCGTCTTTCTCCCAATCATATAAATCTTCTTGTACTTTACGAGAAGCTGAGTGAAATTCTTTTACAATTCTTTTAATGGACTTCTTTGGAGGTGCGAGTTCTTCACCTCCGTTTGCACCATCAGCTGGAGATTGTGTTGCTGCCTGTGGGTCACCAACACCTTCATTTTTTGTTCTACTTCTTTTTTGCATTGCATAATACGCAGCAAGAGCCATTTGCATACGTTGTGCTTTAGATTTTCCATCAAACTTTGGATTGTCTGAATGGACAAAATCATGGATCCAATTGTAAGCAGTTGAATTTTTAGATAGAGCTTCATCTAAACTAATTTCTTCTTCTAATTCATCGGTGGATTTTAAATAATCCAGTGATGTTGTGATATAGTCTTCAGCTTTTGTGATTTTTGCTTGTACCCATTCTGGAAGATTCTCATCATCATCAAGCATATCTTTTAAAGCTTCAGCGTTTCTGCAAATTGTTTGAAGTTGTGTTTTGGCCATTGCACCTTCATAATCATATTCACCAGCATCTTTTGCCTCTTTCACATCCTTCTTTTTATCCCCGGCCTGCGATGATTTTTGCAAAATGCTTAATGCATGATTTACAAATTTTTTAGCACTGATAGGTTTGACATATTTGTCTGGTCCAGGTCTTGGTGGACCATCACGGCCTGGGGGAGTTTGTGATTTGTCCATTTCCATTACGCCTTGTTTTTTATCATCATTTGCAAATTGTTTCTTGGTTGCTTTAACAATACCAGAGAAACGCTTGTTAGCTTTCTGAATGTTTTCTTTACCACCAGCTTTATCTAATGTTGATGCTTGACTTCCTGCAGCAGTCTTGTAACGACCCAGTAATTCATTTGACACTTCATCGATTTGGTCATCTTCATAAATGCCATGGTCTCTTTTCCATTTATCATAGTCACCAGTTTTAGATTGAGATACTCTTTTATTTTTAGTAATGTAATTCACATTCCAACCTTTTGACTTGTAAAATTGTTTCAGTAAATCTGAACGCTTTGATGTAATATTTTCAGCAACATTAGCTTTTGCTGACCAAGGTTCATTTGGGTCAGTAAAACTACTTTTTGGTGAAATAGATGTAGGTTTCATTACATCCTTAATTACATCTTTTTTATTTTTCACTTTTTTTCTTCCGAAGTTCCTGTTTTACCCAACATTTCTTTGATTCTCTTGAATGTAGGTTTAACAGCTTTATTGATTTCTCTGTGTGTTGCAGAATCGGTAACAAAAGGTACAGCAGTATCTGTGCCTTTACCTTCAGCTTTCAATGTTGCTGCTTTACCGGAAAAATGAGCATTTGCACTTTTCACTTCCGGATCATTAGAGATTGTAGGTCCTTTAAGTGTATCCACTCTTACAGATTTCTTACCTTTGTTTTCGCCAACGACACTTTGCATTGCACCAATGTCTTCTTTGGTTAAACGGTCAATTGCTTTTTCAACACCGTCTCTGCGTTTCCAAGACGTTTGTTTATATTTACTGGATAGTTGAGTGTTGGAATCTTTCATACCTGGACTTCTTGCTCTGTCAGCCCTGTTTTCAAA